GCCCATCCATTTGCACCTGTTTTAGGATAAAGAACATTGTTGTAGATGTTGGATTTTTCATCCCAGATGTCCACTTCCCTTGACTTAATAAAACTATCATGGGTGCGTGTACGTGCTGTAAGCTTTGTTCCATCCTTACCTTCCCATTCTGCCCACATGGGCTGCTCTACAAAGCCAGGAAATGTTTCCCATACTGCTTCTTTATAATTTTTCCAGAGGTCTTTCACTCCCACCATATCCATCCTGTTAAAATGTACTTGTCTTGTGTCATTGAGACCTCACCTTTGTGTAGGTGAGTATATCCTGCAGGGAAAATGAGAGTTTTACCTTTCCTTGCTTTCGTTGTAATATTCTGATGATAGAACATTGTGCCGCCATTGTCAACGTCATTAAGATAGGTCATATAGACCATAGCTCTATCACATGTCTTCTTCTGTGCAGCATCTATATGCCACTGGTGGAAACCTTCTCCTGGTTTATACCATTGTATGATCGGTAGGTGCTGCAACTCAAAGGTACCACCGAACTCCATGAATCTATACTTGGAGATATAATCCTGTACGAACTTCCACAGTTCGTTATTATAACTCTCCCATAGACGAATAGGTGCACCGATCTTATCTGCATCACCTAAGAAGAAGTCTGTACTCTCTTTAACCTTACGATTCAATCCCTTGGCAGTCACACCAGGCATTGTAAGTCCTAAACTATTTGCCCTCTTAAAGAGACTTAAGAATTCATCACATAGACGAACATCACTTAATTGGTACTCATCTATGAAATTGGTCACAGCACTTTAATCTTCAAACGACGCATGTCATCACCGATCTGTCCATCTAGGAAGTAATTAAATGCTACCATATAACGGTTCTTATCAGTCTTATTAACATCAGTCTCATGCTGGAGATGTGAGGGAAATATAAACAGATCTCCTTTCTTCACATCAAATCCCCATCTATCTGCATTGAATAGATTACCTTCAGAGGTTGGTGGTTTAACTGTACCAGTAATATAGGTTGGTGATGTATGTGATGCATTGAATACTAGTCCACCACTACCCTCAGGTACATCAAGATAAACACCACCACTATAACAAGAGTTACTATGGTAGTGCTTAGGTGAGAAGTTACCTGGTTTATGTAAGTTGACCCATGACTGTGAGTGCCTGATCCTACATCCAGTAAGCTTGAGGAACTCAAAGCAGTACATATTCATATGCTTATCGACCTCCTTCTTCAGTTCCTTAAAAGGTTCTGAAAGAAGAATCTCTACATTTTTACTAGTGTATCCTGTACCATCAGGATATAATTCATAAGGTAATGTCTTTAGTACTGCATCTAAATCTCCAACATTTACATCTGTCTTATAGATTGGAGTAGAAAACAGTGGGACAATTTCATTGCTCATAATCGTGAGGGATATAATCAGGACATAATAAAGATCCTGCTAATTCTCTAGCAGAATTATTTTTTTCACATAACTTGTTCATCCATATCCGTTCATCTAAGGTCACTGGTCCCTGAGATAGAATGCGACAGCAGATGTCCGTGAGATTTAGTCTGTATTTGGTGCTTAACATGGTCAATAGCGACTGGTAGGAGAGCATATTCTTTAAGATGAATTTTACGAGTGAGCGTTTCAATCGTATCATCGGGAAGAATTTTAACTTTCCCTTGAACTATTATACCACCTGAGTCAAGCTCTTCGGTAACATAATGAACAGATACCCCAGTATAGGGATCACCTGCCTCAAACGCCCTTTCAATTGCATTCAAACCTTTGTACTTAGGAAGCAGCGAAGGGTGAATGTTTATTATTTTATCAGGAAATGCGTCAATTAACTTGTTTGTAACGATTCGCATCCATCCTGCCATGACTATCAGGTCTACTTTCCATGCTCTGAATACATCGATAATCAAATCTTCATTCTTTGCTTTGATATAAGTATGGGGAATACCAAATTTCTCTGCTCTCTTTGCAGCACCACATTTCTCTTTGTTGTGAATCATGACCACAACTTCATCCTTATTACAGGTTCGTACAATGTTCTCGAAGTTCGTTCCTTTTCCAGAACACATAACTCCTATTCTCATTTCCAAGCCTCGTAGGGTGGTTCTTCTTCAATTACAGTGTGTTTAAAGTGCTCTGTATCAAAGTAGGATATACCAGTCTTACCTTCTCTTTCATCTAATACTTCGTTGATAAGGATCTTCATCTCCTTAGCAAACGTCTCAGTAAATAACCTGCGGGGTTTAACCACCGCAGGCTTATATGGTATCTTTCCTGTTGACTTAGCATTAGGATCTGTAGGACCACTCATCCCTTGAGTGTCTATGTAAGATCCTTTGATTGGTTCAGTGGGGGTCATATTTTTTAACTATAGAATATCCAATAGCAAGGGCAATAAGGCCGATACAAATCAGGGTCAATAATAAGTGCATTTGTGTTATGTAGGTAATTGATCAATCATAGCTTGGACATTTCTCTTGAGTTCATCATAAAACTGCGGTCCTATCTTTGCTGGTGGCATACCAAGCATACTTGCCGCCTGTCGTACCTGTTTAACCAATTGCTTGGCATCAGGGTCATCAGACAATGTGACACGCATGTACATAGTCTGTTGCAGATCTATTAGTTGTAGCATTTTCTGTAGTTGTTCCAGTTTCTCATCTGGATTCAGAAGTAAACCCATCTTATTGATCTCCATGTAGAGAGATTGCATACGATTGAGTTCTTCTTGAACAACTTCTGAACTAAAAAACTTACTCATAGGTACTGTGACTTGATGATACTCTTATATTTACCCAGATCTACATTGAGAAATGGGTCGTACTTCACTACCTTATTACGTAGTGGCTTCCAGACTATCTCCTCCTTGATTTGTTTATCAAATTGTGGGATGAACTGGAAGATCTTGTTGAATATGGTGAGGGTCTCGATGCTTATTCTAGCACCTAAGTGGGCTTTTACAAGGGGCGGGTGGACACTTGTAACATTGAACAATGCCTCGAAGTTCTCTTCCATATCATAGAGTGTGCTAACATCCTCTCTGAATCTATAGGAAAGACTTTCTTTCCTCTTAATCCACTCTGAGTAGTTCTTGGCACCCTCTCTGACCAATGTAGCAGGATACACCTTATCCTCAGCGATCATGTTGGCTACAAAAAAATCGCGCAGCTCCAAGCTCTTGAACTTCCTTGATAGTTTGACAAAAAAGAACTTATCCTTTCGTTGATCAAAAGATTTCTGGGATGCCTTAGCAGACCCCCCATATTGGAAATAATCATAAGTCTCAGATGTAAAGTGAAGTTTCAGAGCAAGATACAGTTTGTATACTTCAAAACCTGTCATGATTTCAAACAGACGTTACCTGATATGCTGATCCTCTGCTCCTCGCAATTATAGAAAGGATAGACTTGGTGTTTCAGCTTAGATGGAAATAATACCATAGTTCCTTCCAAGTGTCCACTCATAGCATAGGTAAACGATTCCATCTCTCCTAGAATATTCACATACTGAAATTCAAAGTTAGAGACAGCTCCATCATTAAACGATAAACTCTGCTGATCCTCATAGTCTGTAGGAATTTTCATCCATACAACAAAACTATAAACACCTGTATGATTGTGTAACGGATTGAACTCATGCTGATTCTGATAGTTAACCCACCACTGATTCATGACATACTCATGCCGAACTGTAGTAGGAACCCTAGCACCTAAGTTTACAAATTTTTCTTGATATGTCTGTATAAGAGGTGCTACAGTAGATCTGTAAAAATAATCACCACCAGTTAACACATAACTATTGTCTATGTGTCCTACAAGGGCAGACTTATAACTAGATCCCTTATCCTCAATACATTTCCAAAGATAATTTATTTCTTCTTGACTTAGTTGCTTCTCAATTACCCCAATATTAGGAAATTGACGAACATTCATAATTTCAATAAACCTCTTGAGGTTCTCTTCATAAAGTTAAGACGCTGTGCATCAAACTTTAACTTCTCCTTAAGTGGTTTAGATATTAACTTACCAATACCTTCAAACTCTAT